AAAATATGAACGGATGGGCTATTAAATATTTTAAGGGTCTCGGTACTTCAACTGCCGCCGAATTCAAAGAGTATTTTGCCAACAAGAAAATCGTGGATTTTGTGCCAGGAACAAACAGCGACGACACGATTGATAAAATTTTCAACAAGAAGCGGCCGGATGACCGCAAATTGTGGCTGGAGAATTACGACAAGAAACGGTTCCTCAATACGTCCAAACCGCATGTGGAGTATGAAGAATTTATTGACAACGAGATGATTCATTTCAGTAAATATGACTGTGAGCGTTCTATTCCCAATATGGTAGATGGACTTAAAACATCGCTTCGCAAAATTCTGTTTTGCGCATTCAAACGCAGACTCACTTCAGAAATCAAGGTCGCGCAGTTTTCAGGATATGTAAGTGAAAATTCGGCGTATCATCATGGCGAAGCTTCTCTCAATGGAGCGATTGTAAATATGGCCCAAAACTACGTCGGCTCTAATAATATTAATCTGTTGGAACCGAACGGGCAGTTCGGCACGCGTATGCATGGAGGCGATGATAGTGCATCGGAGAGATATATATTCACTCAATTGAATTCGCTGACTCGTTCTATATTCCCTGAATTTGATGACGCAGTATTATCGTATTTGAATGACGACGGGACATTCGTAGAACCCGAGTACTATGCACCGATTATTCCATTTGCTCTTATCAATGGTATTTCGGGAATTGGAACTGGATTTTCATGCACGATTCCGTCGTATAATCCGAAACAGTTGGTGGCTTATTTGCGCGACATGTTACAAGGCAATACGCCGAACGTTGCATTTGTACCATATTACGAAGGGTTTAGAGGTGCAGTAGAAGAAATTGCCGAAAACAAATATTTAATTCGTGGACTTTATGAAAAGATTGCGGAGGATAAACTCCGAATCACAGAATTACCTGTTGGCACATGGACAATGAAGTACAAGAGTATGTTAGAAGAATTGGCGGATGGTCAAGCGGATAAAGACGGAAAGAAACTTCCTCCTATTTTGAAAGATGTAGTGGATTCGTCTACAGAAGTTACTGTGGATTTTGTGGTAACTTTCCCGAAAGGTAAGCTTCAAGAATTGGAAGCAGGGCAACGCGATGTAAATGGTATTGACCCGATTGAAAAGTTATTAAAACTGACAACTACGATTAGCACCACAAATATGCATCTGTTTGACGCCGACTGCAAACTACACAAGTATGCAACGGTAGAAGAAATCATTGCCGACTTTTATAAAGTAAGACACGCAATGTATGTCAAGAGAAAGGCGGCACAAATAGAAATCCTACAACAAAAGTTGTGCAAACTTGCCAACAGAGCAAAGTATATTCAGTATGTACTTGTTGATAAGATTGATTTGCGTCGTAAGAGTGGTGCCGAAATAGATAGACTGTTGGAAAAATTGGAGTTTGATAAATTGACAAGTGGTAATGATGGCGCCAAAGACTATAAATATTTGGTGAAAATGCCGATGGATTCCGTGTCGGAAGAAAATGTTGAGAAAATTATGAAGGAAAAAGAAGAGACGGAATTGGAGCTTTCTACATTAATGGCAATGACTGTTGAAAAAATATGGCTCAATGAACTCGCAGTGTTTGAAAAAGAATATGATGTATACAAGAAGAAACGCGAGCGCATTCAAACCTGTGGAGGCAAAGTAGAGCAGAAATCAAAACCAAAAGTAGTTGCGAAAGTAGTTGCAAAAAGTCGTAAATAAAAAGTAAATAATACAATATAAATTGTATGATAAAGAAGTGAATATATTTTATTTTTTTTGTAAAAATAAAATACGACATATAATATAAATAGATGAAAATTAGTTTTAGTTTAGTAATTTTATCAATCGTTGTTTTTATCGTCATGGTTGAATTTATTTATTTTTTATATAATAGCGCCTTTGTAGCAGAATTAAAAGACCGTATGTTGCGTTCTACTGTAGAAAATTTTGATTCTTTTGTTCAGAAACCGATTTCAATTGATATTGACGATTCTAATGTACCTGATGTTAAATTTCCTTTTAAAAATGCGCGTGATGAAAAGGGAAAAAAACTGAATGTCATTATGATAAGTGCGCCATTTAGAACGGTTGAAGACGAAGAAACCTATTCAAAATACAAAGAACAAGGTCTCGCTTTTTGCGGTATTTCTAGTTATTTAGATTTTCCAGATAAAATAAAAAGTCCATATGAAGACAGATTTCACGAAGAGCGTAATCACAACTATATTGAAATGGTAACTGCTTGGTTATATTGTACTCGTGCCGTTCCTCCGGTTCTTGCAAACTCTAATTTACCACTGGAGCTTATCACTGAAGCCGATTTGAAAGATACAGATGGATACTATAAACCCGACCCTACTATAGAAAAAGAATATGATTTTATGTATATTTGTTTAGATGACGATGAGAGCCCAGATTCAAAATGCGAGCCAGGATGGCAGTCGTATAATCGTAACTGGGATTTAGCCAAAGAATGTTTAGTAACGATGTGTCGCGATTTCAAGTTAAAAGGGCTTATTGTTGGACGTACAAATTGCAAATTTACCGATTTCTGTTCTGGTATTGTGAAAACAGTTCCTTTTATGGATTTCCATACATTTCAAAAAGAAATGAAAAAATGCCGATTCTTATTCGTTCCAAATATTAGCGATGCTTCGCCGCGTGTTATGACAGAAGCCATGTGTTATAATATGCCGGTTCTCACCAATTATAATATTATCGGCGGATGGCACAATGTTGTTCCTGGTGTTACTGGTGAATTTTTTACAGATGAAAATGATATTGTTCCTGCATTGCATAAAATTACAGAGAACTATGATTCGTATACTGCCCGTGAATGGTATTGCGCGAATCGTGGTAAAAATAACTCTGGAAAACAATTCGCCGAGTTTTTGAAACGCAATTATCCAAATTTGAATAATCCGAATGTACAAATGGCCGATATATAAATTTACTTTTGCCGATTATTTTATCTTGTGAAGAGAACATTGATTTTTTTTGTATAAATTTAATTCTTCAATTAGTTCAAATTATATGGTCGTATATAATTTGAGACTGTTTATTATAGATAGTAATAATACAATTATAGAAGAACACGAAATTATTAATGCTCTCAAATATGAATTAACTCATGTCGGTTGGTCAAAATATGAAAATATGACAGATATTCAGAAAAAACTTATGGGAGATATGTATTATATTACAAATATTATTGATAATTGCGATTCTATATTGTATACTATTACAAAAGATTGTATTCATACGTTTATAAAAAAACATATGGAGAACATTTATCCGGATTATTCTGTGCAATTTTATATTTTTTCTCATCTCAATATCTGAAAACATTTATTTTTTTTATAGAATGACACCGCGTTGAACATGAGTTATTTATATTTTTCATATTTCTAATATATAGTGCATATCCATTTAATTCGTCTTGTAAAAATTCACTTCCTGGATAATATTCCCATAAGTGTATAAGCAGTGGATTTTCCATAATATTGACATATGCGTCCGTAAATCTCTCAGTACTCATATGATTTTCTATATTTTTTGTCAAGGTTTTCAATTCTTTTAAATCTGGATAAGAATTTTTTAAATATTGGATGGAATCTTCTTTTGTTACACCGTAGAATCCGACAAATTTTTTAGATTTACAACTAAATCCATCATTATTTAAATTTTGTTTTATAATATTAAGAGATACAGGTACCAATGAAGTATTCCATGTTTGCAATAATGGATACAAATTATATTTCAAAATAATTGAATTGATTGGAAATTTGCTAGTCATATGTATTTATAAATTGTATTATATAAAATGAACATTTTATATATTTTTTACTGTAGACATTTATCATGCAAATCTATGTAAAAATTGATTAAAACACATACCATTTTACGCATTTAAAAGATGTCATTCAGTAACGAACAGAAATATGCATTTGAACAATTCAAGCGCGGAAAAAACCTATTTATAACAGGTCCTGGAGGAACCGGCAAAACATATCTGATTAAATCTATGGTCAAACATATGAATGAATATAATGCAAAATATCAAGTGTGTGCAATGACAGGATGTGCCGCAGTTCTTTTACAATGTGGAGCAAGAACCCTTCATTCGTGGGCAGGCATGGGCCTAGCAAATGGTTCTATTTCCAGCCTTGTTCTTAAAATTTCCAAAAATAAAAAGGCCACCAAACAATGGAGAACTACCAATATACTTATTGTGGACGAAGTCAGTATGATGTCCAAAAAAATATTTGACCTCATTGAATATGTCGCCAGATATATACGCAAAAATGACAATCCCTTTGGCGGTATGCAAGTGATATTTACCGGCGACTTTTATCAATTACCTCCTGTTGGCAATTCAGACGAAGAAGCCACTTCCATGTTCTGTTTTGAATCTAGTAAATGGTCCACTATATTTTCAGAAGAGAACCATATACAACTCAGCACAATTTTCAGACAACAATCGGACGAACAATATAAACGAATTTTAAATCAAGTGCGTATAGGCGAACTAGACGAAGAAGGCCGCAAATTATTATCTGATTGTGTAGGCAAACCCCACAAAAATCCGGAACATGTGCCTACAAAGATATATGCAATACGGTCAAAAACCGATTTTGTAAATTCGTCTATGTATACTAAAATTGCGAAACAGGAATACACTTATAATTTTGAAGTGAGAACTGATTTGACGACGTATTTGGAAACTGGCAAATTAATTGATATACCTCTGTTGGTATCTTGTAAAAAAGTGCCAAAAGAAATTATAGAAAATGAAGTGAATATGTTAATCAATACGTCTAATCGTAATCAGATATTGCGTTTAAAAGAAGGTGCGAAAGTCATGTGTTTGCATAATGTAGACTTGACACGAGATATATGCAATGGTTCGCAAGGTGTTGTCGTCAAATTCGTTGGAGAAAAACATTTGCCTCTTGTCAAATTTCAAAACGGCGTTGAAATGACGATGGAGCTTATGTGGATACAATCGGAAGAATTTCCGTGTGTGGCTGTTGCGCAAATACC